TTATATGTTATTTTTTGATTGAGTGCAAGAGATCCTTGCATAAAAGTACGATTTCAGCGATGTAGCGTTTATTTAAGTTGCCACAGAAACTTGGGCAGCTGAATCGTTAATTGCATTTTCTCTATCAGCAATTTTAAATTCTTCAGCTTTGATCTCAGTAATAATACCTTTAATTGTATTATCAATTTCGACCATGTTAAGAGTATATTTGCCACTTTGCTCATACTCCAACTGCCATCTCAACTCCAAGGACCTTTTTTGTTTGTATAGGTCTTCGGTCATGACTAACCTCCTCATAGGTTATTCTTCTTAGATCTCGGTATGAATTCCCCAGATCTTCCCACGTTATACTCTTTTCTCCAATTTTGTCAAGGACTGCTTTTTCAATAGATTCACGATTATCATCAGCTGAAACTTCAAATTTAGCATGATGATCGTAAGCCCAGATATTTACTAGAAATTGTCGCATTTTTCTTTCTAAAAGTAAATTGTGGCGGAACTGTGTCCGCCACAAAATATTATTTTATTATGCTCCCGGTGATCCGAAAATACCTCTCCAGTCGGAGAACCCAAATGAGTATCTCTCTCTAGCTTTGTATCTTACGTTTCCAGTTGTAAAGTCGCCTTCCATAGCTGTTTTTAATGGTGCTCTCACAAAATGTTTAAGACCATTAGGTACATCTGTTTTAATGAACCAAGCATCTGTATCAGTTAAGTAATGATTCACAGAATAACCTTGTGGAATCATTCCCATAGATACAACTGCATTGATATCATTATCAGCTGTTCCAACTCTTTGTGTTGACTTCATAAGTCTCTCAGCAGTAAATTGTAAAGCTGAAGGCACAATTAATTTCATACCTTTAGCTGCAATTTTTAAACCTCTTTCATCTGTAAGAGCTGCAATGTCAATTAATGCTTGCTCCAAAGATGTTTCGTTAAGGTCTGCTGCAGTAGATAACTCATTCTGTTCAGTTCCAGTAACGATAGGGTGGTCAGTAGCTAAAAGCTCCTTACCATCTCCACCATCTGCTGTTCCGAACCCGTTGTTTAACACCTTAGCTGCTTTCACTTGTTTAGTGTTAGCCATTGATCTCGCTAAAGCTTTTGTATATCTAGACGCAAGTCTATCGTACAAATTATCCTCGATCGCTTCTTCAGTGATCGCGAACGCTAAAGCAAGCGTTTCATGTGTATAACGAGCGGTGAAAGTTTCTTGAGCGTTGTCAAATGTAACTCCCGTTCCTTCTGCTTTGATTGGTGCATTTGCGAAACCAGATAACATTACTTCTTCTTCAAAAGCTCTGTCACTGTTTTCAGTGTCAAAAATCTCCGCATGTTCGTTAGCATAGTTTTTGTATTCCAAGCCGAATAGTGCATTCAAACCTGGCTCTAGTTCTTTAACTAGTTGTCCTCTTGATATAGCCATAATTTATTCTCCTATTCTGCTATTATACGCCAGTTGCGGTCATATAGAAATGTTCGTTAATGATCACTTTAAAATTACAATTAGCTGCTGTTAAGTCGCTATTGTCAGGATCATCCGAAACTCCGATAATTCGCAAGTTGGCTGTTGTTTGTGTGTCTGATGCGTCCGCTACTTCAGTTTTAGAAACAAAATGCGGAGTAACACCTGCGCCAACAGAAACATCGGCGTTTGTGAAAACGTCTAGTTGTTGAGTTGCGCCAGATGCTGCCGATTGTACTTCATAAACTTGAAATGGGTCGTCAGTTATAAAAGCTTTGATATCAGTAGCTGCGTTTGAAGCAACTAAGTGATTAGCAAAGGTTGGTTTACTTGTTGAAGCGTCAGTGAAAAACACACCCTGACAAGAGCCCAAAAGAACTCCGTTATCAGTAGCTGCGCCTATGCCAACAGTTCCTGCTGCCAAAGCAACCATAAGGTCGTTTTGAGCAAAAGCTGAAGCACTTGCTGCTACTTCGTACTCAGTAGCTGCGTTATTATCTGCTGACTGTCCAATTTTGCCTAGGGGTTTTAATCCGAAAGCTGCGTCTTGGTTTGCCATATTATTTTCTCCTTTAGTGACCTGTCCTTACGGACCTCCAGTCACAATTAATTTAATTCGTTGGCAAAAATTACTAAAAAATTATTAGTCTTTTTTTGTACCACCGAAGGTTACACGGGTCTGTCTATCAATATCGATAGGCATTCCTGGGTGCTGTTCCTTCATAAGGTCATCATTGATCGCGTCGTCTTTTTGTTGTGTAAGGTTATCAAAATACTCCTTACGCGATTTAACTAACTCTAAAGATATCCTAGCCAGCAATAGTCCGCCAACTCCGATCACTCCCTTGTACTTACCTGTATCAATCGCTGGATAATCTGTGTCAGGGTATTCATCAGCTCTCACTAATTCGTAACCTGATCTCAGCTTACCGGCCATGTTTTTTGTATCGTCAAAACCCATTGACTCGGCTCTTATCCACCTGTGATGATATCCATCTGGTGCAGGGGGTGCATCTAAAGATGATGGTGGAGTCCAAACTTGTTTTCTTACTTCTTTAACTCTAGTTTGACTCGCACGGGAAGCTTTTATTGTATCTTTTTGCATATGCTTATATCTCCTTCGTGATTATTTTTAATTGTTTCGCATAGTCTTCTAATGGCACTCCTAATTTTTTAGCAATTGCTACCTGCGATGAAGTGAGTCTCACAGTTTGGCGACCAGGTTTAACACTTCGCGTTGCTGACGCTACTGTTTGTGTAGGTTTGGTCGTTCCTTCCGATAGTTCTTTTCTATCAAATTTATGCGGGAAGTCAAGTCTCATTCGCTTGTCTATCTCAGAATAATATTCGTTAGAATGTGGGTCGAAGCCTTCTTGTTTAGTTAACTTCTCATGTAAGTCAAATGCTGTGTAAGTCATAGCATTATCTTTACCAAACCATTCATTTCTATCAGCCCATTCTTCTGCTTTTGGATCAGTAGGTGGTGCTTGAATTGCTTGGTTTAAAGATGGAGTTTTTACTTCCGTTTCCTTAGTCTCAGAAAGTTTATTTTTAAGAGTATTAACTCTTACTTCTTCCATTCCAAGTCTACCAATTTCTTTTTGTGCATCAACTTCAGCATCTATATCACCTGCTTCTCTAGCTCTCATAAGCTTAGATTTAGCAGCTGCTAGACCTGAAATAACTCTATTCTCAACCGCATTTACATAACTCGGCTCTAATTTAGAAACTTTTGTTTTTAATTGAGAAAGTTCTACTTGACCACCTCTAGCATATTCTAAAGCAGCTTCTTTTTGTCTTTCTGCTTCACGCCATTTTTTAGTTAGCTTTGCAATTCTTTTTTGAACGCCTTCGCTGTATTGTTCTAATTCTTCTTTTGGTTCTTCTTTTTTAGTTTCTTCTTTTACTTCTTCTGTTTTAGGTTCTTCAACCTTAGATTCTACTTTTGCTTCGTCAAGTTTTTCTTCACGTTCATTTTCATAAGTTTTATCTTGTTCGTTAGTAGTTTCTTCTTTTACTTCTTTTACTTTTTCTTCCTCTAATTCAACCTCTGCACCGGGACCCGATGTATCGATATCAACTAGATCTTGTTTGTCATCTTCTGGCATAGTTATCTCCTTCTATGTTATACATTATGCAACACTGATTCAGGATCTTTTATAGTTCCTAAAACTTCGTCGTCGTTTAATAAACGGACTTCTCCGCCGTCAATTGGTAATCTTGATCCTGCATATTTTGCAAAAATCACCCAATCTCCTTTTTTGCACCAAGAGCCTGTAGGAAATTTTTCCTTATCATAATATGCTAAAGGTCCAACTTTTAAAACATAACCACAGTTTGTAGCTATCCTTAATTTCTCTAATGATTCTTGTGCAATAATAATTCCACCTTTAGTTTTCTCTTTCGGTGTAAAAGGTAAAACTAAAAGTCGCCAGCCGCTAGGTTCGGGTAGCTGGTCTTTTACATTTTGTATGTTATCTGGATTCAAAGGTTCTTTTTCACCTTTGGCTTCATCTAGGTATTTTTCAGAAAGTGCATTCCTATGTTTTGGAATTCCCTTTTCCGATGTCGATAACGTTTCCTTGCTCATCTTTTTGCTCCTTATCTTTTAGCAGGTTAGAGATTTCCTGTAGTATAAATTGATATGTGTTAGCTTGTCCTAACATATACTTGTATTTTTCCATATTGTCAACACCACCGCTTATCATGGCATCTCCAACTCTTTGTAGACTGTCTCTCATTATTTTTTGTATCTTTGATACAACTACTAAAGGATCCATCATATTAACATTTCCACTTTCTAAGTGATTTAGATAATCTATCATCACCTGTATTATTGCTTGGTTTTTGTCTCTTTCTCATGCCTGTCATACGCGCGCAGAAAGATTTTTTTCTAGCTCCACCTTCCGGTTGAGGTTCTTTTAAATCAGAACCAGGATTAGCTGCTTCATATGACTTACGTCCTTTTTCATTTAATCCACCAGATTCAGATTTACCTTCACTTCTAGTCCACGCAGGAGAACCCCCACGTTTTAGAAGTATTCTGCTCATGCCTCTAGATTTTAACATTACGCCTTAGCTGTTTTTGCTGCTTGTTTAAATTGTTTAGCACTAGGTCTTCCTTTATCTCCGGCTTTTGCCATAGTTTCACCTGACCCTTCTTTTATTCTTTGTCTTTTAGCGTGAATATTTGCATATAATCCACCACCGCTAGCTTTTTTTATTCTACCACCGTGACTATAGTTTGCTCTTTTACTTCTTCCTTTTATTTCTTTTCCTGGCATTATTTTTTCTCCTTATTATTTCTAAATATTTGCGTACCTTTTATACCAAAAATACTCGCACAAACTAAAATCCATAAATTAGTAAACCAACTTGGTAAGGCTGAAAAATGCTCAAAGAACATTTTTATCTTCTCCATCGCAGCCGGATCATCTGACCAAACTCCCCAGGCAAGCACATTTATCGGGAGCGTTAAAATGCAAAGGACGACCTCGTCCTTGTAATCGTTTTGACGAGCTTCTAAAAGTTTGCCAGAGTATTCAATTTCTCCTTGACTCATTTTTCTAGCATGATTCATTTGAGCATCTGCC